CTCATCTCTGACCAAATTAGAGAGCAATCAAGTTGCAAGACGTTTAAACGAGATGCAAAAGATTGGTCTTATCCATTTAACTGGTAAAACAGTTAAGTCCAATTCAGGTAGAAACGAAAGAGAATGGGCAAAATGCTAGAAAAACCACCTTATTCCAAGATTAGTTATCCATCTACACCAACAAAAGACTTTAAATGGTCTTCTGGATCAGATGTCCAAGCAATCTGGAAGAAATTTGGATGGAGTCCACCAAGCGAGAAGATGCTGCCACCACCACCAGAGAAAGAAATTCAACCTTTGAGGAGAGTTAGATGAGCTATGCTGATATAGAAATTCGCATAATCCAATGGGCAGAAGCCCGTAAGATTATTCCTAATAGCAACCCAGAGTCTCAGCTACTCAAAGCGGTCTCTGAAATAGGAGAACTAGCAGATGCGACCATCAAAAAGGACAAAGAAGCTATTGTGGATTCTGTTGGTGATGTCATGGTCTGCCTTATTAACTACTGCGCTCTTCAAGACATCAATCTGGTAGACTGCATGGAAGTTGCATACGATCAGATTAAGAATCGGAAAGGCACACTATTGCCTAACGGGGTGTTTCAGAAGACACTTGACTGACATAAAGTTATCCTAGTATTTCATTGCAACAATTTGTTGCGCTAACAGGGAAAAATTATGTACAGACTGACAATTGAATTAGATTGGGCTTCCGATGAAACCCTCATTATCAACTCACATGATTTTGAAAAACTACAGATCATTCAGGAATTTATTACGTTCCAACAAGAGCATGGATGGGCGGTTAACTATGAAGCAGTTGACAACTCTGAGGATGAAACTGAAGAAGAAATCCCGCCCTTTGCTTTAAACGCTCACGAACCTTTGTAGCTTATAAGCTACTTAGCCAACAGATAAAGCCCCACATTGCTAAAGGCGTACCCTGCGTACACGATAGCCATGTAGGGGTTTTCTTTATAGAGCTGCTCACCAGCAATATAGGCATAGATTGCCCCCGTCAAGATGATTAGCCAAGCACTCAAAATGCACCTACATCAATCACTTCGCCTCTAAACTGAACCATGTCCTCATCAAATTTATGGACGAGTTCAGGCCATAAAAGCTGACCATTGAAGAAGTTTAGCACAGCAAAACCTGATCTGTGGTTACTTGGGTTTAGTTCGGCATAGGTGAATTGTGGGCCGTCAGTCTCAGCAAGTGTTCCAGTATCTACTCCGTACCGAATCCCGTTATAGTCGCTAAAAGGGGTGACCTTTAGACTGTGCAAATGCCCCGTGCAAATGCTGACTCCGCTTGACAGTGCATTGTTGTGAGTAGCATGGATTCCACCCTTATATCGGTGCTTGATAATGACTTGCTCGGTAGGCCATACTGCCCAACAGAAGTCCCAATCTGGGATATGGTCTGTCAGCTTAAAACCTAGAACTTCTTTAAATTGTGGTGCGTGTTGAGCAAGTCTATTGCCAAACCGAATATCGTGATTGCCCCATGTAAACAGTAGCTTTACATTGTGCCTCGCTGCTTTAGCGACCTCTTCTATCTCACCCAACGCACCTTGCGTAGCTTTTAGCTCTTGGACAACAGAAGTCTGGGGAAGTTCAGTTACATCATGCCGTGATATAGACGCTCCATCAAAGGCATCCCCGTTACATATTACCGCCTTGGGTTTAAACTGTTCTATAGCCCATAGAAGCCCTTTAAAAGCAGTTGTTCGTTGACCAGGTATGAAGTGAGCATCTGAGAAGATAATCACAGTCCCATCCAGTATGCCGAGCTTTACTTGTCTTAAAGGAGAAAAGGATTTTGGTTTATTAACGGCATAGTTAGCACCACGATGGTCTTTTGCTACTAAACTTACTTTGTAGGTATCTTCAATCCATCTTCTACGCAAATGAACTGCTCTGTTTGGAATTCCAAGATGTTTGGCTATTTTTGTAGCAGATTGCATTTGCTCCCAAAGTTGGATGAACTCCATATCTGTACACGTTTCATTATGAGCGCCCATTGGAATCCTTAGACAATAACTTTTCTAAAAGGTTAATGACTCTATGCTCTTGCATTTCCACCTCATCTTGAGAAGATTTGGGGTCTTGTGCCACAGTCATCAAATCGTGCAGAAACACATGAAGTAACTCATGTAAAGCAGTCTGATCCAGAGATTCTGGTGTGATCTTCTCAGCACCAAAGTCACCTAATCTATAAGTAGCCAACCTAGCAGAAGAATTAAACTCAACAGAAGCCATAGCAGCCTTTGCTGCTTTACTTCCCTTCTCTATTCTCCAATCACCCAAACTCAAAATTTGCTGCCATTTTCTGACACTTTGTGAGAACAGTTTTACATCTTCTGGCGTAGGAATGTTAGGCATTTCAACACCTTATAGCGTTATTATGACATTTTAATTTAAGACAGAAACAAAGCCACTTCAGCTTTGCGTCTTTTGACAAGCCCTGATACCTCTTTCCCACCCGCTTTAGTCCAACTCATAAAAGCCTCAGAAGCGCCTGTCCAATCCTCACGATTGACCTTCATTCGAATGGTAGACCTCTGATAATTGCCTAGCCCTGCATTGTAGGCAAAAGAGACAACAGCATCGAATTTGCTTTGATGACTAACAAGATTAGGGCTAAGTCGAAGAACACCACGTTCAAAAGAATTGATGTCCACCTTGAATAAATCGACCAGTTCCTCTTTTGACCATACACGATTATCTTCCCCCTTGAGTTGGTAATCAGACCTGATAAGCCCTGTATAACCCTCTTTACGGACGTTTGGGAGGTTAAGTTGGTCAGCGTACATAGCGTGACCCCACCCAACAGTCCAAATAGCCGCAGAACAGCGATAAGGCTTGCTCCTGTAGCCTTCAAAGAAGTGCATCAGGTGTTCGCCTTCTTTGCTGATCTTCATTTCTTAGCCCAACCTCTTGATCCAAACCAGAAACCAATGATTCCACCCAACATTGCCATCTCATCAGTAGAGAAAATAATGTCTGATAAACGAATCAAATCATCCATGCTCATCACCAAACTAGGGCGAGAGTAGATGTAGTAGGCAATCCAAGCATTGATGGCACATAACTCAAACACAAAGATATATGTGACTGTAGGTCTGACAGTACCGACATAATTAGCAACCCATTGAGAAGCCTTCTCTAAGACCTTCTCATCGTGCTTTAAAGCCGCTTCAGTCATCTGTGCTTCAGACTGCATGGCAACTTGGTCTGTGCGAATCTCCTCCATGCGCTCTTGAGCAGCAAAGCCTTGAGCCATCATCTGAAGTTGCATTTGAACTTGAATGTTAGCCAAAGCTAATTCATGCTTTTGGTCTGCTTTGTTTTGAAAGAAGTCCAGTAGTTTTGGTAGACCCGAAATGAGTAAACCGCCAAGTGTTGAGAAAAGAGAAAGCATTATTAGTCCTTACATTTAGATTTATCGTCATTTTGCATGAGTTTGATACCACTCAGGAATCCAATCATGCCTCCGATAAGAGTAGAAAAAGCGGGTGAAATCATCTTGAATATCTCTGCGTTGTCCACTTCTTTTGCCCAAAGGCCAAGCATAAAGCTGATTACCATAGCCAAAACAGAGATGCACAGGGTTGCGCTTACCATGAGTGTCACCCAAAGGGTTAGCTTGTCCTTCACTTCTATCGATGGTTTTGTTGGATTCTTTGTCATACATAAACATCCAGTTTGCGGTTGGTGAATATCTCAAGTCTTATCTTTTGTTGTTCTGCTTTCTTACAGTACAACTCAAACAGTAAGTCATCTAACTTATCCTCTGCTTTGGCAGCCTTCACAATGGCTCTGTGTTCCTCTTGAAACTTCTCTATTCGTCTTTGAGTGCCATCAGTTTTTTGAGGATAACCAGTGGCATCGACAATGGGAAACCACCTGATTTTGTCAATCATTTTTTCTCCCTCTCAAGTGCGTTCTTATACCCTTGGATAACCTTATGCCTTAACAATGCACTATCAGCAGTACCCGCCCATTCCGATAAGTTATTCCAAATTACAATCATGTCGGTACTTTTGCATAAGTGCAGATGATTTGTAAGCCATTGAGACATTTGTTGATGACGCTCTGATGGGTTGTGAATTGTCCAAGCAATTATGTAAAACTCACGCACACTACATAGGTCTTGCCCTGTAGAGTGAAGTGCTAGAGTTAAAACAAGTGCTATTAGCCATTTCACGGGTACGCCCAGATGATGATGTAACTACAGAAAATGACAAAGGAAGTAAAACAGGCTGCCGCAATAAATGCAATCAGCCAGTCTTTCATTACTCTTCAGTCATTGGTTGAGCAGCACCACGAGCAGCACCAGTTGCAAAGTCTTGAAGTGCATCACGACCCCAATCAATGCCAAACTTCTTACCAATTCTGATAGCCTCTTCAATTTTATTTTGGTCAAAAGTGCCATTCTTTTGCTGAAGTGCTGAGAAGACTTTTACTGCATCACTAGGGTTTAGCAATAGGGTCTTGAGCTTCTCTTCTGTCGCTGCCGATGCCTTGTTTGCCCAGAACTTACTCATCAATGAGCTAATGGCATAAAACGGCCCAGAAACGGGGTTTGTGAAGCGTGAGATAACTTGCTCTGGAGGTATGCCAACAACACTCTCAAATGGTGTTTTAGGTACTGTTTCGACCTTAAATGGCACATTGGTCAAGTCTCTATTTAGTCTTTCAGAAACCAAAGCAAAGTCTTGAACTTTCTGAGCGTATGTTGGCCCAAACACTCTGTTAAACACAGCCGCTTTTGTTCTGTCGTTCAATGTTGCTACAGGATCACCCGCACGAACAATATCATCCAACATAAAAGAACGAGCCGCATTTACAGCATCCTTGTTAGCACCATACTGTTGCATGAACTTATTGGTAAAGTTCACATCAGAATACATCTTAGAAACCAATTCTTGTGGACTCTTAAAGCCACCAGAACTTACGATTTGGTCACCAGCAACCTTCTTAAAGGCAGCATCCAAACGATTACGCTCTGCAATCAGGGCAGTAACATTGTTTGAAGCAGTACGAAGCTCATCCTCTAAGCCTGGCACTAAGGACATTCCACCTTGGTTTTTTGTTAGCCATTTATTAGCCGCTTTAGGATCAATAACATCGTTCTTCAAAGCCGCACGACTGAAACTGTCATAGAAGGCATCTCTGGCAACACGAACACCCTCTTCACCAGTAGCCTTAATAAAGTCATCAACATTAGACTTGTTACCAATGATAGCGGGAGCAATCTGCTCAACAAACTTCTTGCGGTCAACAGCCTTCAATGTTTCAGAATTGAATGGCAAGCCAACCTTTTGGAAGTAAGAAGCATCTGCATTGCGATAAGCCTGAACAAAATCAGGATCAAGGTTGTCAATGTGTCCACCAACACGGGCTTTCAACTCAGAGAGCAGTCGAATATCAGCAGGTTCGCTAGTTTTTCGTAATTGCTTGTTAATTTCACGCTTTAATGAGTCTAAATCCTCTACTGTTGCGGCAGAAAATTTAATCCCACCCTCAGTCATAGGCTTACCTTCTGCGGTCAAAATAGGGCTAGGCTCTACTTCTGAAGGACGGAATTTAGCACGAACACGATTGTAGATAGATGGAAAAGTTTTAAAGATGTCAGATGCTTGCTCACCTGCAACAAAGTTGAAGATGTCATCAACGGAGTTAGCAGGTAATTCAACATTTTTCTGTTTGGCAATATCAAAAGCCTCTGTGTAAAGCGGCTTAACTAATTGATAAGCGGCATCTTCTTTAGCTGCAACAAGTGTAGAAACCCGTTGACCAAACACATTAGGATCAAGAGTTGCATCTTTGTAAGTATCAGCAATCTGTTCATCAATGGTACGAGTTCTACGGGCTTGTGGTTTAGCCAAGTCAAGTGGAGAAATATTAACTTTAACTTTAGATGGATCGCCAAATAAACGAATTTGACTAGCAGCCAAAGCCTGTTTTGCTTGCTCAAACTGATTGCCATACTGCGCCCTAAATACAGGATCTTTAGCAGACAAACTTTGAATCAATTGATTGACAACAGGATTGTCTGCCAACAAAGAACTTACAGGCATCTGTATTGGAGTGCCACCCGCTGTTTTCAATGAAAGGTTTTGTTGTGCTTTTGCGGCTTTTGTAATCGTGTCCATGAAGGTAGGATCGGCAGCGCCAGCAGCAATAAAGATATTGCTAATTCGGTTGTCTACATCCTTAAGCAATTCATCTTCAGGAACAGTTCCACGAACCTTGGCCCATTGACCACGAGCAACATCGAAGCCTTTGTTGACAACAGGGCCAGCTTTAAGCAAATTTCCCAATGTGTAAGCACCACCGCCACCACCTGCAACACTACCAAGAACACGACCAGTAGTAGGAGCGCCCATCTTTTCGCCAATGTACTCACCCGCTTGACCACCTGCCTCCGCAGTAGAGCCGATAACTTGTTGTTCAGTAGGACGCAATAATGTTTGACCAAACAAACCTAGACGCTTTGTAGCCGCCAATGGAGGGAATAGATAACTAAATGGAGAAGTAACTGCTTCTGTGCCTTCGGCTACAATTTTTTGCATACCGCCTTGAGGCTCTGCACCCGTAGTTCCTAAAGTCTCCATGACACTCTTATAAACAGGCTGACTAGCTGCTTTATATGTCTCTACAACACCACCAGTTGTTGGCGCACGATCTATAAATCCACCGCCATAATCCCGACTAAGCATCATGCCAGCAGTCAATGGATTTAGATTGATACGCTCTAGGGCAGAAAAAAGTAAATTACCAAGACCAGATGTAGTCCCTGCAAAACTTGCAACACCTTTTCGTGCGGCTTCAGCCATCACAGCACCAGTTGAAGGTGGTTGCGGCTTCTCTCCCGCCAACATCTTTAATGTTTGGTCAGAAAGAGCCGCAATATTTCCAGTTGAAAGTGCTTCCAACTCTGCATCAGACAAGGCGTTAAGGTCTAATTTGCTCATTTTTTAGTTTCCTGACGTTGCTTCAACAATTCACGAGCTTGTGCAGCTAAATCACCAGTTACTGTTGGCGTTTGTTGACCAGAGAACTCTGAAAAATCAAGAGCTTGGTCAACACGAGCCTTATCGTAGCCAGGATTACTGTAAGCAATCTTGCGCTGTGCTTCAATTTCAGTCTTAGCTTTATTTGTAGAAACTTTCTTAATGGCTAAAAGTGTCTTCTTGATTTTTTCTTGTGTATCAAGAGTTGGAGTAGAAGTAAATAATCTAGCCACATAATCAGCAGTCCCACCAAGCAATGATGGATCAGCGCCAGCCGCTAACAACTCTTTCTGACTCAAATCACCACTACCAGAAATAGCCCTAGCAAATTGTGTTTGTGCCGCCCTAAAAGAGGCAAAGTTATTTGTATTGATAGAGTCTTGGATATTTTCCAAAGCATTATCAGCAGCAGTTACTGCTTTAAGTTGAGGATCAATCGTGCGTTGGACACTTGCCCTAAATGCTGGAATATCAGCTAAAGTTTTGTCACCAGGCATCACATTGGTAATTGTTGTTCTTGGCTTTTCTGCATCAACACGCTTATTAACAACGGCTATTTCAGCTTGTGTTAAATCTGCAAATGGCTTGTTATACAATTCTTTTGCAACAGCTTCTCTTTCAACACCAAATGAAGCCGCTTTTTCGCCTTTAGTTGTTAATCTACGCAACTCAGTCAAACGAGTATTCAATAAATTCTTGGCACGAGTACGCTCGGGATCTGCGGGTAGAGCTTCAACTTGAGAGAGTGTATCTTCCAAAGTAGCAATCTCATTTGCAATCTGAATATCGTTAGGGGTTGCTTGTTGACGCTCACGAGCTGCTTGTGCAGTAGAAGCCAATGCAGCCGCTTGTCTCTGTTTTGTTTGGGCAACATCACTCTGTGCTTGACGAGCGTATTGAGCCAAAGCCATAGCACCTTGTTGGTCTCCCATCTGTGCCAACATCTGAGCGCCTTTTAGGATCGACTCAGGATCGGTTTGGTCTATCTGTTGGGCAATAGTATTTCTTGCACTAATTAACTTTAACTGAGGGTCTTCAATGCCCAAAGCACCACCAATAGCATTACCAAGACCTCTAGCACCGCCATAAGTTAAAGCCGCACCACGAGCCGCAGGGTCTAAATTGGCAAGAGCAATGCCTTCATTCAAGGCGCTAACACGCTGTTGCTCACCATACATTTGTGGGGTAAGACCAAATAGACCCGCTACTATATTTTCTGCCATGATGATTCCTTAACCAAATAAACTACCCAAAGCACTACCAGCCGCAGTACCAAATGCAGAAGAAGCACCTAAACCACTTAATAGTGTTGAGTATGGGTTCGTAGTTGCCGCAGGGCCAGTAGCCAAACGAGTACTGAACTCAGCACCTGACAGACCTAAACGACCCACATTAGCACCCGCTTGAGCCGCTGTTTGGCCAAGAGCCGCACCCATTGTCAATGGTTGTTGACCTAATTGCTCCAAGTTCTGTACTTGTCCCAAAGCAGTCGTATAGGGCGCATAGGCTTGTTGCTGACCAGCATAGTAGTTGCCCATAGTCTGAGCGCCTGTACCCAACAGACCCGCACCAAACTGAACTTGTTGTTGACCATATTGTTGAGCATTAGCCGCCAATTGAGCCTCTTGTTGCGCTCTAGCGTTATACAAAGCCTGTAGTTCAGGAGTTGTAGCACCCAAAGTACCGCCTTGAGCAACAGATAAACCGCCACGACCCTGTTGTTGGAGTCTGTTTTGCAGATTAGCAAGTTCAGTCTCTCTGCCTGGTTGCAACAAAGCCATCTGCTGATTGAGATAGTTCTGAGCAACATCTTGTGGAGATTGAGCCAAGTATTGATTGCCAAGGCTAAACAAGTTCTGAGCGCCTGTTTGGAGAGGAGCAAACTGTGCTTGAGCGCCTTCTGCTTGTGTTAAACCTTGACCCGCCAATGTAATCAATCTATCTTGAGCATTCTTAGCTTCAGGGCTTAGTGTGTACCCTGCGCTAATCAATTGACCTGTAACTGGATCAGTTTGGAACTGTGAAGTGCCAAATCGAGTAGTCATTCCAATAGGTCGGAACTGAGCCGCTTGTTTAGCCGCAGCAGTCTCAGTATCAATCATCTGTTGCGCTCTTTGAGCCGCTTCACGAGATGTTTGTTGTTGGAGAAGACCTGCACCAGTAGTCAAACCACCTGATAACAAAGCAGCTAGTTGAGCCGCTGTAAGGCCACCTAAACCTGTTTTAACTGCTGTGCCTAATCCTGTGCCTAATGCTGTACCAACTCCAGTACCAACACCCGTACCAACTCCAGTACCTACGCCTGTTAACACGCCCGTTCCAACTCCTGCCAAAGTAGTGCCAAGACCTGTTCCTAAACCTGTTCCTAAACCCGTACCCAATGTAATACCCGCACCAGTTCCTGCCGCACCAAGACCAGCACCCGTAGTGCTTAAACCTAAACCAGCTGCTCCTGCCGTTAATCCTGTACCAGCTCCCATTCCTGTAACAGTGCTTCCTGCACCACCAGACAACAATCCAGTGCCACTGCCACCAGTTAAGTTTGTCAAAGTTCCAACACTTGCGCCTGTTGTTAAAGCATTTGCAAGAGAAGTAGCACCCGCAGTACCGCCAGCACCACCCAATGCTAAATCTAGTTGAGCTAACTCAGCCATTGTCAGACCAGTAGAACCGACAGTTCCTGCCGCACCAGTAGCCGCACCACCACCACCAAAAAGGCTTTCAAAACCACCACCTAGTCCACCAAACAATGCCGCACCACCCAAAGCAAACTTCAGGAAGTCTTGTCCTGCATTAACTTCTTGTTGCGTACCAGTACGAGCAAGAGTTCCATCAGCGTTATATTGGTTATATCCACCGCCAGTTTTGTTTTCACCAACTTTATAGGTATAGACATTCTCAAGACCACCGATCTGCTGATCTTCGCCAGAACCGATCACTTGATAATTAGGTTGGACAATGGTGTCACCAAGGGTTACTGATTGTCCTTGAGGCACTGTAGCCGCTACACGAGAAGCGACCTCTCCCTCTGATACTCCAACAGCTTTAGCCATTTGAGCAGGAGATACCCCATACGTCTCCATAGCCGCAACAATTTCGGCATCACTTATGCCAGGATTTGCGTTAAGAAACCCTAAAATTTGTTCGCTTGTTACAGCCATGATATTTTCCTTTATGCGCTAGTATTTCGAGCCGCTTCAGCCGCAGCTTGTGCCGCTTGATAAGCCGCAATAACTTCCGCAGTCCAAACTGTATTGCAAATAGCAACAACATTAGCGGGAACGCCTGTCAGGTCTTGTGCGGGTGTAAGGCTTGAACGATGGTAGGTTTGGCTGATTTGATTGCCATCTTCCATGATGCGTGTAGCTTCACGATAAAGAATAGACCCATTTTCTTGAACAGTAATTTGGTCAACAGTTGTGGTTTTGGTAAGTGACATGATTTTCCTTTAGGTTAGTGTCCGACTTGATAATCCAATCAAGTTAATTAAACAAAGTATGTAAGTGTTACATTCATTTCTACTGCCGCTTGTATCCATGGTGCTGCAGCAGCCACTGTTCCAGATGAAAAACCCTGAACTAAAACAGTTGTTCCACCATTATCAATCCTCAAAACTAATGTATTGTTTGCAGATGATGTTAATCCATTTGCCCAAAAAGAACCTGCACTAGATGGTGCTAAAACAGTAAATGGCAAACCTGTAATAGTAAGATTTCCAGTAGGTGATGAAACAGAACCAACATACATTGATGCTGTACAAACAACCAATCTGCCAACTTTGGTGTATTTACCAGAAGTAAAACTACCATTCATCGTAATAGAACCACTAGATGATGCCGCCATTCCAGGTGTCCAAGTCCCTTCCTCATAGTCATCTAGCGTATTAGCGTCTGAAGATGCTGATTGAGTTGCGGGGAATGTGATGCCAATGCCTGACGATGGAACTGCGCCACCAAGGCCAAGACCATAAGTATTGATTCTTGCTTTTTCTGTGTTAACAGCTAAAAACAAATGACCACCAGAAATAGACTGATGGGTCATGTTGTCAAAATCTATGTAGTGGTAGCCTTTTACAGTTCCGTTAGTTTGATAAGCAATGCCGCCTGATGTATTTGCATTAGTGCCACCAAGAGTCAAAGTGCCAACAGTTCCAGCAATGGAAGAAAAAGTTGTAGTCTTAACCGCGACATTACCTGTGTTGTAGTAAATATCAGAACCGCTAGTTGTCCATTGGCTAGAGCCACTAGCAGTAGTCCAAGACAAAGTGCCAGAGCCATTGGTTGACAAGACTTGTGCGCTTGTTCCATCAGCACTTGGAAGCGTCCAAGTTACATTGGCAGCAATAGTGTCTGGTGCTTTAAATGACACATAGTTAGTACCATTGTCAGTATCTTCATACAACTTAATGTTAGAGCCAGCAGTTGAGTTTCCAAGAACATCTAATGCCCCTGTAAACACAGCCGCACCCGTATCACTCAATGTTGCACCAGTAGAGTTTTGAACCAACTTACCAGTTGTGCCATCAAAGCGAGTAAAAGCGTTATCTGTAGAAGATGCAGGGCCAACAACATCACCTGATCCACCGCCACCAGAAGCCGCAATGGTAATTGCACCTGCAGCATTGGTTACAGTAATTCCAGAACCAGCAGTTAAGGTTGCTTTGGTCAGGGTGTTACCAGTAGAGTTACCAATCAACAACTGACCATCTGTGTAAGAAGTCTGGCCTGTTCCACCATTGGCAACAGGAAGTGTCCCTGTTACACCAGTAGACAAAGGCAAGCCAGTTAAATTAGTAGCAGTACCGCTTGATGGAGTACCAAGCACACCACCATTAACCAAAGGTGCGCCAGAAGAGCCTACATTGACCGCTAGAGCCGTTGCTACACCTGTTCCTAGACCTGATACACCAGTAGAGATTGGAAGCCCTGTAGCGTTTGTTAAAGTTGCGCTAGTAGGTGTTCCAAGGATAGGAGTCACCAAAGTAGGCGATGTAGCAAATACTGCCGATCCTGTTCCTGTTTCATCTGTCAAAGCACCCAAAAGGTTTGCAGAACTGAATGACCCAAGAGATGTTGCATTGCCAACAGAAGTAACTGCACCAGTTAAGTTAGCGTTTGTTGTGACATTACCCGCAGTCAAACCTGAAGCAGTACCCGTAATATTTGTGCCAACCAAAGCAGATGGAGTGCCTAAAGCGGGAGTAACTAGAGTTGGGCTATTTGCAAACACCAAAGCACCAGAACCAGTTTCATCTGTTACGGCAGAAGCCAAGTTAGCAGATGATGGAGTACCCAAGAATGTCGCTACACCAGTGCCAAGACCTGAAACGCCTGTGGAGATCGGCAGACCAGTTAGGTTGGTTGCCGTACCAGAAGCAGGAGTTCCCAATGCGGGAGTCACTAGAGTAGGACTGTTTGACAGAACTACATTTCCTGTTCCAGTAGAAGAAGTTACACCAGTACCACCATTTGCTACTGCAAGAGTTCCTGTAATGTCAGCAGTAGAAAGACTTACTGCATCCCATGAGGCATTAGTTCCATCGCTTTGCAGATATTTATTAGCGGCAGATGTTTGGCTAGGCAAGAGGTTATTCAACGCACCTGCGGCTGTAGAAGCACCAGTACCGCCATCAGCAACCGCTAAGTCTGTGATACCTGTGATTGAACCACCAGTAATTGCGGCAGCAGAGTTATCTGTCTTAGTCGCAACAGCAGTAGCAATGTTGTTGAACTCAGTATCAATTTCAGTACCCTTGACAATCTTTAAAGGATTGCCAGGTGACAGGTTGTCTTTTGATGCAAAGTTAGTGGTTTTGGTGTAATTTGACATAGTTTACCTCTTAGCCCATTTTGCCATCTTTGGCTTGAATTTCAATCTTTTGCAATGAAAATGAGACACCTTTAATAGTTGTTTCATACCCTGTTTGGACAATCTTTCCCGCACCTGAAGCATTTGCTGTTAGTGTCTTAATTGGCACACCACTTGTGTACTCAGCAATGTTGTATTCAGCAGTTCCATACTCATAGCTTGTCTGTGAAGGAATGTAGACGTTTTCAGCACGATAAGCACCAGAATAGTCAAATCCCCAATTGATTGAGAGATACTGATCTGAACCGCCAATAACAATGGCAGTCACAGTTTTCAGAATAGAAATCTGATTAGGGTTTCCCAAGTCTGCATTGTTTGTGTAGTACGCAAATCGGTACGTTGTTGCATCATCAAGATAAGTTCCATACTTACCGATATACCCATTTTTACCAATGTACAAGTCGCCATTACGCAAAGAACGCAAAGCAGTAGGAGCAATTGAGTCCCATTTGGTTACACGGGAAGCACCATCTTGCAATGTTTGCTTAGTATCAAAGCAATAAACTTGGAAAGATGCAGGTAAAACAAGCAGATAAAAGGCTTCTTTTTCTGAGTAAACAGACTTCAAATTAGCCAATGTTTCGCTTGCTAAAGATGAATTTAGGTCAAAACGAACATTCTTAGACAGGTCTCTCAGGGGTGCAGACTTCTCTTGGATAGTCCTCATCAATGAACGAACACCTGAATCTGACAAGAAAACAACGTCAGTACCAATACTTTGTATGGTATCCCTTGCGATACACCCAATAGAACCTACTGTGTCGCTTAAAACAAGAGATGCGGGTGTAGAAGCACCAGAATAGACAAGAATCTGTCGTTTACCAAAGATAAACAAGAAATCATTGTGAGCTGCCAAACCCATCACTTCATCTGCGCCATTAGGCCACACACGAGAGACATCTAGTGAGCCTGAAGTGCCACCACCCCATACATGACCCGCAATCAGATCAGAGAAGGTAATAGTTGTTTTATCAGAAGTAGTATTAGCCACCCACAAACGACCAAAAGCAGAGATACAGATGTTTGCTTGTGGAGCAGTCGCTACATAACCAGACTTCTCAGACACTCTGCGGTAAGTAGTTGTACTTACTGCGGGGTCATAAATGAGTGGATCGTGTCCTGTTTGGAAGAAGTAAGCAATGCCATTCAAAGAGGCAGTTTGCCAGTTAGATGCAGTAATTGTTGGGCCTGTACCGCCACCGCCATAGGTCAACTCAGTCACCGCATTAGAAGTGCCAAGTTTGAATAGTTTGTTGTTGCCAGCGAAAAGAACTGTAAGAGTCCCGTCAGTCTGGACTAACTCATGGATGACACCAACGTCATTAGCACCTAAATCACCAGAAGAAGAATTGACCCTTGACCAACCTTTTCTAGCACCAATACGACCATATTGATCCAAGATGCAGTTAGTCGCAACCAAAGCAAATCCCGCCCCTAAATCAAGGGGAGAATCTTCAGTATTCAGGCCATAGAAGCCTGGTGCTGAGAGACTGTAACTTTGGAGTTGTGCTGCCATTAGACCGCCACAAAGTTGTCTTCAGGATAACGAGTAGACTCTAATGCAATTGCATCAGAGAGCATTCCTCTAAACAGAGCATAAGCCTCGGTAGAGTTTGTTCCACCATCTTCACCACGCTCAATCAAAGCACGAGCATAGGCACTTTGAGTCACCAAGTAGTCCAAAACTTTCACAGATGTGCCATCAGCAGACAGATTAGCTTGTGGAACAACCAAGTCAAACAGAATGGTAAACACGCCTGAAGGAACAGGGAAAAGGTCTACTTTAGTATCACCACTACCATCAACACCGCTAAAAACGTATTCATAAGGAATAGATGTAGCTGTAGGAGTAAAGTTCAGTCTGCGGTTCATCTCCACAAAAGAGATGTTGTTCATGCCAATCAAACTAGTTGTATTGATAACATCATTAACTCTGAACTTCTGACCCGCACCCGTAAGAGAGTATGAACTTGTGTTGGCAGCAGTTGTGACTGTAATCACACTTCCCAAACAGTTCCAGTTGTAAGAGTCCTCAATCTGTCTCTTAGCATCATTGACAAACTTGCCAATCAAAGAAGAATAGGTTGTTTCGCCAACAGTAGATACTGTGCTTTCACGCAAGCGAACTAGCACATCGTTAACAAGTTCTAAGTAGGTCATGTTCGTTGCGCTCCTTGAACCTCAAATGTTGCAATAAAACTGAATGTACTTGCACTTTGAGTTGTAATCTGAATCCTATCGCCTTCTTCCAAAACAATATAAGCATTGCCATCAAACTGAAGATATTGCTTAGATGTAAAGTCGTAAGAAGTAAGGATGTCTAAGGTGGTAGCCGCACTTGCGTCATACCATTGGACTGTGATGTGTTTTGTCGATCCACCAGTATTGTGAATGTACATGACAGTAAATTTGGCGTAGTAACCCGTAGGTACTGTGTAGACAGTAGTCAGCGTATTGGCTGCTGGGCTAATTCCGACAGATACAGGTCTCATTTATTCCTCTTAGAGATCGCTTTAGCCTTAGCCTTAGCGTCTTCCTTGGACGTTGCGCCCCAAGCTCTAAGAGATAATAGGAGTCGGGTAGGCTTCCCATCTTTCATCTCAGCGCCAGGCATATTGCCCATTCGTGCTAAAAAGGATGCCCTACGAGGGTTATCTCCCGACTTTACTGGTGGTTTTAAATTACCACCCGTTTCTGCATTATACGATGCTCTTCCTTTGGCATTCAAGCCCCCCTTGGGGTTTTTTCCTTCTTTTGTTTGCCAAGCAGGGGATTTCATTTCTTCTTTGCGGTCTTAGCCGCAGCCTTAAATGCCGCCTCAGTAGGAGCGCCTTTAGAACCAACCTTACGCATCTTTTCCTTAGAACCCGCTTTTATGCGTTCTTGTTTGGCATTGATGTTAGCGTAGAGACCTTGTTTCATTTCTTCTTCCTCTTAGATTCAGAAATAGCGATAGCAATGGCTTGTTTAGGATTCTTGACAACTGCTCCACCCTTACCAGAATGGAGAGTTCCTTCTTTATATTCACGCATGACCTTGCTTATCTTTGCTTCAGCTTTGGTCTTTTTCATATCAGTACAAAACCTTGGCGGTAATTGTTCCAGATGTATAGGCTGTGCAGTTTGCTCTTAAATACTTAGGAGCATTGGCAATAGTAACAATGCCATCAGCAGTTAATGCAGTTCCAATGGTTGCAAAGGTTGTTCCATCTAAACTTCCTTGAAAAGCAACAGTAGCAGTTGTGATGCCTGTAACTTGAAGGAATGCGGGTTGACCAGCATCTGCTTGAACAGCCTTAGATGCGCCACTTGCGGTAACAGCACTAAGTAGGGTAACGGGAGCAGTTAAAGATGACATTATTTACCTCTTCCAGATTTTTTCATCATATTGGTAGCAGTACGACCGCCACGGGTAGGCATAGCTTTAGGCTTACCAACAGCAATCATAATTGCGATGGGCATACCTTTTTTGGTATCTTTTTTAGATGTCTTTGAGTCAGACATCTTTGCTGTTTTTCCATACATCATTTCGATTTCTCCTTGGTTATTGGGCCACCTGATTTCCAAGCATCACAAGTTCTTGCCGCAGCACAGGTAAACTGAAACAAATCACAATATCCTAAATCAGCCGCCTTGACAAATTCTTCGTCATAGGACAACTCATTCTCACCTTCATCCTTTTCCAAGCCGCCTGTGATGCAAGCCATCATATTTGGAGTTTGGATAAAAGCCGCACAATTCCCGCAAAGCATCCCTTTGATATTCTCGGTGGGAGCGTTATACATCTTGGCTTTCTTTAGCCAAAACGAATCATTAGATTCTTCAGGATTAGGTGGGCCATAGCCAAACTTCTTGAACGCATTGTTGCGGTTCTTCAGGTTGACAGACACATCCTGAGTAGCTATCGGACAAGTAACGCCAGATAAGAGTTTCATTTTGTAAACAATCTGTCAGCAATAAAAGTGATAAGACCACCAATAAAAGAGGCGATAGCCATACCGACAAACATACCGCCCTTAGACTTGTTTGCCATCTCTAGGAGGGCTTTAATATCTTGGCGCAGTGCATGAACTTCAACTTGCAAAGCCTCAACTTGAGCTTCCAACTTGCCAAATTCTCTTGGATCAATTTCCGACATTTGAAACCTCTTTTTTTGGTCTGCCCAACTTAGGTTTATCTTCGTCTTTCTTTGGAGTTTCCTCAACAAGAACGTATCCTTGATGACCTTTCATGCTATCAATATCGTGCTGATAGGTGAAAGTTACTGTGTTTCCCGACTGTAAACAACGAAAAGTAGCCATAAAAACTCCAAAAAAAGGGGGGTATTAGCCCCCTTTAATTAAACTGCACGAGCCACAATAAGGTTCAATGTAGTTGATGCCAAATCTACAGTACCTGCTGTAGGGTTGTAAGTCACGATAGTAACTGTATTAGCGGCTGAAACATAGGCTCTACGAACCAAACCTGCCTCAGAAACGCCTACTGCCATACCGATAACCATGTCGCCCAATGCAACGCCTGGTACTGTTACTGTATCTGTAGCGGTTGCAGTCGTAAGAACTGATGCGCTATCAAGAGTACAGGTAACGTCCCAAGTGTCTGTAAATAGACCACGGAACTGGTCATTTCCCCTGCGGGAAGTAACTGCTGTTGCTGCTGCCATAATAAATCTCCTTAATGTAAAAAACCCCCCACCCGAAGGCGAGGGGGAAGGTTGTTATCGATTAAGAAGGAACAACCAAGGCAAACATGGAAGAAGACAAAGCTGCGCCAGTTGTAGCGGCACTACGCAATGCGGCAACGCCATACAAAGTGTCCGATGTGAACAAAGTAGCCAAGTAGTCTTGCTTGTACTGAGTCTGTGAACGGATGCCCACTTGCTCAACCAAAACCATAGCGTCCTTGTGACCCATCAAGCAGACACGAGCAATAGCAGTACCGCTTGTTGGGAAAGCGGCAGTTGCAGATGCAGAGTCAGCATTGCTGGATGTGTACACGGGGATACCATACAGTTGACCGATTTCACCATTGCGGATTGCATTGCCATTACCCACAAAAGCCTGTTCTGTGTAACGGGCAAGACCCATCAACGTATTGCGGCTTGAAGGAGGAATGATAAAGAAACGGCCATCCATAGGAGTGTCGTTGTCATCCAAACGCTGAATAGTACGACGAATAGCCGCATCAGTCAGAGCAGAAGCATTACCAGTGTTGGTGTTAGCTGTGTAGTCAAAGGTTGTTGTGCCGTCACCACCAATAAAGGCAGAGCCGTACTGTGCGCCTGTAGAACCACCATTAGCAACACGACCCAACTGGATCAAACTTGTATCCACTTGACGAGCCAAAGCGTAACCAGCATCAGCAGTATAGAACTGACGTAGGCTATTCAAGGCTTGTGCTTCAACGATGTCCTCAATGAAACGTGAATATTCAAAGTGCTTGTTAATAGCCACTTGAACTTCTGTCTCTGTATCTGCAATCAGAGTAACGGCAGTAGAGGCGGCTTTAGCTGAAGCGTTACCACGAGTAGGTGCGGGAATGTGTACTACATCACCTTTCTTACCCTTGAAGTTCATCTTCATTACGATGTTAGCCAGAACAAGATTCTTCTTGTATGCGGCTACGATTTCATCTGACCAGATTTCTGGGATGAATTTGTCTGCGGTTGTTACTGTTACCGCTGGTGTTGGATATGCCATAATTAAATCTCCTAAAGTTTAACGAACTCGACCTTCTTGGTATGCCGTCATAATTTCTTGACTTAGAGCATCATACCGATCTGGGTCTTGCATTTTGAGCCGAATAAGGTCAGCCCTTCTGTATACCTTCTTTGATGATTCACCAGAACCACCTACATCAACACCTACTGCCTTTAAGTTCTGCTTGCGAGTTACCTCACCCTCATCACTATTTTGCTTCTGTTTAACAGAACGTAGCTGTTTATAGGTAGATAGCAATTCATTGGCTGAGTCGAAATCATATCCAGAATCGGCTTGCTCAAAAATCTTAATGCGAATAGGGCTAGACTTCACCCAATTTGCAAAATCCTGATCCTTGGCGATGTCTCCAAAGTCGGGATGTTCTTGCGCTAACCTTTGCTGAATCTGTGACCTTTTCATTTCTAGCGTTACTTGACGTGCCGCTAGGATGTCAGGGTGATTATCAACAGTCCTTTGAACTGCCTTCTGTGGATTCTCAAAGAAATCTACTTCAGGCTCTTCCTGTCTAGTCTGTTGTCGTGAACCAAGGTTCTGTTTGATGAGTTCATCGGCTAACTTTCTGACCTCGCCTACTTCCTGTGCTTGCTTTCCAATTAGCTTTTCAGCCTCTTGGTGCATCTTCACAATCTCGTCTAAACTTTTATCCCTGTATTTATCAGGAAGTTCAGGCTTTTGCTCGATCTTCTGTTGCTCAATCTCTAACTCACCCAACTCTTCTTTGTCATCATCAATCAACATACTTTTTCCTTTTCCTGCCGTTGTTCGGTTGTAGGAGATTCAACTCGGCATAATTGCTTATGAGTTGAGTTTCTGCTCGGCTT